TGTCTAAGCAAAAAGCGTCAGAGAATTGACCCGCCCCCCGGTTTTTCCGGCCAAAGCACCCAGAATATCCAGAAACCGTCAAGATTATGACGATAAACCATCAATTACCGGGTAGTATCCACTGGGCCAAGGAATAACCTTGTCATTGTCGGAAGGGCCACCATCCAACTCGTATGGCCCAACAAATCTATTTTCATTTTCCCCACACAAATCCACAGCGGCTTGCTCACTACTAAATACACCATGAATATGCCACATCCCATCTTCTTCAATAACCTCACCCACAATATAAACCTTTCCCATCACTACCTCCCATCTCCATGCACCTTATGACAGTTATCACATAACGCTTGAAAGTTCGCCTCATCTAACCTTGCCCCACCCTGAGAGATCGGCACCTTATGATGCACCATAGTAGCCACATGACCACTCATCTCACAGAATGGATGCTTTCTCAAGTATTGTTCTCTGGCCCTTTGCCAATCAGCATCGTATCCTCGCTGGCTTGAGTTGGGCCGCTTATCCTTCCCCCACCTCTTCTTACTCTCTGCTCGTGTATGCCTTGGGCAATAACCACCCTTGGCTTGGGTTAGCTTACTACATCCTATCTGCCTACATGGTTTCTTTGGTGCGAGTGCCATCTTGCTCTCTCAGTTCCCCCTCCAAGGAATTGAAAATAGCGGCGGTATTTACATTGTCACATTATAACCTTAACTCCTCTTTAACCTTGTCAATAGTTCTCGCTTGCTTTTTAGAGAAAAACATCCTTCCACTGTCTGATGTCCTGAATTGCTTCATGCTCTTTTGTAATATATGGTTCATCATAGCGGTAAAGGCATAAGTTGTTATCAAGTCCCGTGAAGCCCTGTTCCCTTGGGGATCTTTAGAAAACATAAAATTCCTATATGCCAAAATTGGGCTTCCTTTTTTCAACTCTTCTCCTGAAAAATACTTATCTTCAAATGATAGAACCTCTTTAGGATACACTTTAGCAGCAAACGTAAAAGCACCTAATGCAGGAGTAACACACAGACCGCTTACCCTTTGCTTGTTGCTCATGATCATTTTTATTTCTTTTTCATAGATATCATATATTGCCTTTATTGTCTGAGTTGAACGCTTCAACGTGTTCCCAGTGCAGATCCTTATTACACTTGCCAGTATAGATGATGTCAGATTACCCTCTTTTATTCCATAAGAAAGAGTCAATTTATCACCAGCCGTCCTCATTCTACTTTCATCAATTGTATCTCGTGTAAATATTGTTGACCCGTTTTTACCATAAGAAATTGGAATATTTCTCGTCACCATTAAAGTAATTGTCTTTCCAGAAATAACAATGGCTTTTAATCTGTGCTGTCCATCAAGTAAAGAGCCATCCTCACAAAAACTAATTCCTTGATGATTTAAAGCCCAATTCCCTCTTTTCATATCAAGGGCATATCTGTTGACGACATTTTCATACATTTTTCTGTTTTTTGTGTTTTTTTCATATAACCATCTTTCTGCCATTTTCGGAGTAACATCAACTATTTTTACACTTATTCCATCCCTCATTTTTCTCCCTCCCTTTTTGTCCATTCAATAAAACGTTTCTTGTCTGTCTTTGTAGAAGACTTCCAATAACTTTTCAATAAAATTAAATTACCTGATTCCTTCTTTTCTACATTCTTATCTGGCCTTCCGGCACCCTCCCTTTCACCGCCATGACCCGGTTCAGTTACATATGACATATCCTCAACAATCACCTCTTCATCTTGATTGTTTTGTTTTTCTGAATCATTTTCAATGGTTGTGTCATTGCGGACAGATGTCCGTATTTTTTCTTTATACCTTCTCGCTCTTCTCTCAATGGTTGACGGATTGACCGTTGTCTTAAAAAGCTTTTCTATCCACACTGAGAGGTCTTTCCCGATTGTGTATGGCGTTTTCCCCTCTTCAAGCCCCTGCTCAATTTCCTGTTCCAAAAACAATTGACACGCTTCCTGCTTCTCAAGTCTTTCTGTCATTTCATCTCCCCTCCATATTAGCCCTGGCCGCATCACTCACCGCCTGTTGTTTGGTCAACCCCAGCCCGTCCTTACGATCCCGTTCCCCGTGCCAATACCGCTTCGGGAACCAATTCCCTTTCGGACTCTTGGCAATTCCCCAACAACGGACCTTGCCCGGTGGGTGGAATATATTTCTGAAAAATCGTCTTAGCATTTTACACCTCCACAATATCAAAGCCATGAATGGCCTTGACCAGCTTTTTTTTAAGTTTATAAACAGGGGTTTTCACACCCTTGACATCCTCAACCACCACTATAGATTTAAGACCTGAAAACCTTTCTTCAACACGGTCTTGATATCTAAAGTCTGCGAAGTAATTACAAATATGGATACCGTTTATATCAATGGAAAACTTCGGCTGTAATTCAAGGCCGGAAATCAACCCCGCCTTTTCCGCAAGCTTCAACTCCTGATACCGGGCAGCCTCTTTTTTGGAATCAAAGATAATCCCGTCCACCTCTGTTTTCTTGGCATTGTATTTATGTTTTTTGGCTCGTGCCGGACCCTTTGACCGCCTCGCCACGTTTGCCTGAAGTTCTTTCAAGTCTTCTTCGCTTGGCATCTTCAACCTCCCTCCGGCTCTGGAATTGGGCCTTGCCATTGAATCCCATAATCTTCATCAACCTCATCAATATCAATATCATATCCAGCAAACTGGAAAGACAGCACACTGACCATGTATCCCTTACGGCTATCAAAATCTCGGGTATAGTCAACATCTACCTCTAATTGTATTTTGTATTTACCCGGCTCAGTTGGAGCTTCAGTTTTTGGATCATCCGGCCGCGGCTTCTCGTAATCACAGCCCGGCTCTTTTGGTTCGCAGTTTATACCGCATTGGATATGGATACATTTTGGATTACATTTTTTCTGGGTCATAATACCCTCCTATTTGCCATTCTAAGCCACGTTGACCCCTAACCTCTATACTTTTACCCTAACCAAGCCCCTGGTTTTGACTGGTGGGCAAGGAAGGGGGGTGGGCTATGCTTTCTAATCAATATCAAGCTCCAACGCATCACACTCAGGACACCGAGGCCAATTGCCGTCATTTTTCTTGATAGCCTTTTGCCATGATTTATAGGTTGGATATTTCATCTTCCACCACAGTTTAAAATCCTTTACTATCTCAACAAGAAGCCAATTCCATGAAAAAACAGATTCAACCCCCTTTTTGCTTATCCCGATAAAAACAGGTATGTGGGTATATTTAGAAATATGAGCAATTAAGCCACGCTCATGAAATTTGATAAATTCAGGTTTCCATAGCCATTTAACATCAAACCATATTTTACTAAAAGGATTATAGTTTTTATTATAAAAATCATCCTGAGAAAAATCACAATTATGACAATGTAAATAAGACATCACTCCCCCCAACCAGGCTCCCGCCCGGTTATATTTTCTTAGAATTGATCGTGCCTATTAACTTCTGGACCTCTTTAAGGTTTTTCTGATTCCATTCAGCTCTTTCCGGGCCAGTCATATTCTCCTGGATTTTATCAACTCGCCTTATTTCAATTAGATTCTGATCTGCAACCCGCCTCGCTTTGTGTGGATAAGCATATTTCAAAACATCAGACAATTGAGGGAACGGGTAGAACTCAACCTCTGTGTCGGTGATGATATCCTCAACCGCCCTTTTAAGGTCGTAAAGCTCAACCCCTTTTTTATTAATTAAATAATACCAGTCTTTTAAAAGTTTTTCCCCAATGTCACCGGCAAAGAAACCCGGCTTTTTGTGGGCTGCCAGCCTACGGAGTTGAGCGTTAGAGTCTTCAATTTTAATCAAAGCTAAATACCTCCTGAGATAACCTTTCAGCCGCTATCTCACAATATTTCTCTTCAATCTCAATTCCAATGGCTTTGCGGCCTAATTCTTTGGCTGCAGCCAGCGTTGTACCTGATCCACAAAATGGATCGAGAATTCTTGATTCTGGAAGAGAAACACCCATCAAAGCTTTTATTAGCTCGAGAGGCTTTTCCGCAATATGATTTTTATCCTTACCTGTCACAGGGGAGAAAGAAAGAACATTTTGCGGAGATTTCTCACCCTCAATTGGTTTACCTTTTGAAGAATAAAGAACATATTCTGCAGAAGAAGAGAATCTCCCCCTCTGCATTCTGATCCCAGGTTTCCACCAAGTGATAATATTTCTCCATACCCAACCACCACACTGAACAGCGTCTGTCATTGTGGGTAACTGCCTCCAGTCTGTAAACGTTAGGGATATGGCCCCAGGGTTGGAAATATGTATAGCCTTACTAAACCACATGGTAGCCCAAACAAGAAACGCTCTTTGATCCCTATTGTCACCAGAAAAGTTTTCCCTCCAAGTGTCCATCGAGTCGCTATTTATATATTTTTGTAATGTTGGCAATGTTCGATCGCCCCTAAACATACCTCCACTGGAATACGGCGGATCTGTCAGCACCAAATCAACAGGCTCAAGCTCCGGCATTATTTCAAGGCAATCGCCTAAATATATCTGAATTCCTTTGTGGTCGTAATATGGCTTAATCATACCTTCTCGCCTTTTAGGTTATATTCAACCTCATATTGGACATCTTCCAATCTCCTGAGACAGTAAATACAATTCCCTTTTCCCCAAGAGCCACCATTCCACCGATGCCTTGAACCTACCCCTTTGCCTGTTTTTGGATTTACACCCAAACAAGGTCCTACATATAAAAGCTTGGCCTTTTTCATTCCACCCCCTCCTTGGCCCTTCTGACCTCTTCTTCAACACGCCTCATACTCTCATTTGTGCCGTCCATGTCCTGATCTGCCTTTGAGCGTGGAGCTTGCCTTTCTGGGTCCGGCTCATCAAGCCAGCGTTCTTTGTTTAAATAAGTGGTGGGATGAGGTGTCTCTGGAATAAACTCTGCTGTGCTTCCCCTTCTTTCCCACCAAGGAATTTGCCACTCGAGAGACTTGAATATTTCTTTATGTGTCTCGAGGGACAATTTTAGCCAAATTATTTTGGCCTGTTTTTTTGAAGCTTTCTTAGGATAGATTGACCAAAAATGATCAAAGCTTTTTTCTTTATATTCTTTATCTTCTATTCTATTCTTCTTCTCTTCTTCTTCTATAGCTGTAGGTGCCTCTGTAGGTGCCTCTGTAGGTGCCTCTGTAGGTAGTTGTTCTTTTTTGGGCTTACTTCTTTTTGTCCAATTACTTGATAATTCTACAAATTTAGGTATTTTTATTGACACTAAATCACCATCTATTTTTGACAAGATACGATTCTTTTCTTGATAAAAGGTTAACATATCTCTGACTTTTATCCAGGAACTCCTGACCTTTCGTCTGAGAAAAGTCCGAGATATAGTCCACCATCCATCAGAATTAAGCTGGTTGTACTCTTTGCCATAAAGCTCTAAAGTGATAAAAAAGAAGCTGTAGGCAGCATGCCCGAACCGATCCATGGCATCAGAAATATCTGGATCATCGTGGCTGTCAGTTGAATGTTGATACCATTGCATCAGTAGTCACTGTCACAACTATAAAGTAAACCAGAAAAAACATCGTCAACAATTTTGGCAGGATCTTCCATTATCTCTTTTCCTGTAAAGCGATAAATCTTATAACCCAAATTAGATATATCTCGGTCCCTTTTCTTCTCATACCTACGTTCTTTTTCTGTTCTCTCGTGAAAAGCTTGCCCATCACATTCAACAATTACTTTAATGGGGTTGTCTTTTCCGCAACCATGAGAGACAAAAAAATCAACTCTATATTTTGATATTTTGAATTGTGGTATTATGTCTATGCCATAAAAAACGTCACCACTACCACCGACAAAGCCAAAATCTTCAAGGATTGTGTTATTATGTAAATATTGCCGACAAACAAAGGAAATATAAAACAATCTCTCAATATGAGATGTTATTTTATATTCTCTAAAGGCGGTTAAAATTAAATTTTTAAGGTTTTTAGAAACCTCTATGGACGTAAAATTAATACTTTGACTTAAAAATTCATTAATATCTTTTTTCACTTCACCACCTCAACCAATTCAGGATTTTCGTGGATGTTGCCGATGATTTCAATGTCTGAAACACCAATACCTCCATCTATAAGGAAAAGTGGTTCAAATATATCATCTGGATATTCATACCCAAACGAGCCACCCCGAAAAACAACAACCTTAGGTGTCTCCCAATCACGACACGATATGACATCCCCCTCATAAATCTCTTTCCCGTTCTTATCCTTGAGGCCGGTAAATTGTTCGATGATTAAATATCCAGGCTTAACTCCTTTTTCTGGAATAAAAAGCCCTGGGATGTCAGTTGCAAACGGGGTTATCTTTTTCAAGTCAACCATAATTTTGTCAATATCATTCCACGCCCTAAATTTAATCTCTCTCATAAATCACCTCAACCGCACAAGCGAATCCATGAGATGATAGGTGGTAATGGACACCCCCACGCCTCACGGTTAGCGGACTCATGGACTCGTTTGTATTTTTGAAATTTATATTTGATTGAACAGAAACCATTACGTTTCATCTCCTACTACCTCAAACTAACAAATCCTGGGCCGAAAGTCAAGGGGTTTCTGATATGTCTAAGTCGTGTTCCACCACCCAAATGCAATCACCCTCAGATCCGTACTCGACAAAATAAATCCACCCATCTATTTCTTCCTCCACAACAGGACCACCCCTGCGACATTGTTCCGCTAAAGCTTTAGCATCACTAATGACATCATCTTTGCTCAAATATGGAGTTGCCTCTGGATCTGTGTGCCTGTCGTTCTGGATTAGAATATAAACTTTCACCCCTCCACCTCCTCGATTTCCTTATTTGATTGGGAGGCTCCCCGGCTACTCACAATTTTCACCAGGAAGCTCCCTTTAACCTTGAAAGATCTGCTTCGAACAGATAACCGCCCTTTCGGGACTCTCATTGAGTTACAATCAAGGTTAAACTTTTGGGGCGGTGGTGGGGTTTGAACCCACATTTTTCCAGGCCTTCAACCTGTAATAAGGCCTACTGCACCCAGACGCTCTACCGCGGGCCGCTAAACCCTTTGAGCTACACACGCCATAACACTGCCCCGTTGACTGGTGGCCCAGCCCTCCCACCCCTTCAGTTTTGTAAGAATGGGAGAGGCAGCGGCTTCTGGTCCGCTTGGGCCGTAACTATTCACTTGGGTAAAAATCAGACACGGGAATGTCGCCACCAGTAACCTCGGATATCTTTCTCGCAACCTTAATTCTTGAACCCTCAAGGGGTGTATTAAGATAATGAGATAGAAGTTCCTTACTGATACCAACCTTTCCGGCCAGTTCTGTCTCGGTCATCCCGTGATCCTTAACCCACTGTTTTACTTTTATTGAAATGTTCATGATAGAGTATAAACACACTTTTAAGGCTTTGTCAAACTATTTCTTAATAAATGTTTTTTTGTTAAAATAAAGCTTGACAAATCAGGATAAGAGGTATATCTTATAATTAACAGTCAAACAAACCAAGGTGGTCATCATGGAATATCAAATGGATTGGCAAGATTGGATCAACGAATATAGAGTAGATAATTCTCTTGAGTGTTGGGAAGATAACACGATCCAATATAAGATCAATAGAAAGAAAACCACCATGAATATGGTAGCAGATAGGAAATTTATGAATATTAGTAAGCCAAGCCAGAAAGACCTCAAAGGATACTATGATGGATTTGAGGAAAGCATGATGGATGTTTTCGATAATAGTTGATTTAACCACCCTCCTGGGCAAAAGGAAAACTGCCCATTAAACTATGAGAAACAAAACCCGAACAAGGAGATTGAGAAGATGAAGCATTTACACGAAAAGTACAACAGGATTCAAGATCCAGAAAAGAAGATTGGCGAGGATGAGCCTGTATTTTTACTGAGAGTGCAGGATATTTTCATGCCGAAGATGCTCAGAGAGTACGCCCATAGGCTTGCAGAGTTTGGAAACAAAAAAATGTCGGACGAGATTTGGAAATTTGCCGATACTGTGCAGGAATGGCAGAACAAGAATGGTTACAAAATGCCTGACTAAACCGCTTAACCCTTTTCCCTGCTTATCCCCAGGGTAGGCAGGCTAAAAGGATTAGAGACAGAAGAACCGAGGATCAAGGAGGATTTGAAAGATGGCAGATTATACTAATTTAGAAGGCAATGAAGTAGATGTGTATTACAGAGGAAACGGCAAGTTAAATCGCATGGTGGGGATTATTGTTGGCATTGACCCCGACATAGGAATAACTGTTGTTGGTAAACTTAATCCAAATGATTACATTCTATGCTTGATGAGTCCTGATGTTTTTCGAAGCACTCAAAAAAAAGATCCCAGCAGTCATGACGAAATGCACTATATGAATATATTTAATCTCAACGTACAAGCATTGAAAAAAGGTTTTCTCGACATGTACCAACTTGAGATTGCAGAGAGGGATAATTTTTCATTTGAATCAGGGCAAAATCCGTCTATTGAGGGTTGTGCTTTTGCCCAATAACCCGGCCCAAGGAGATGTGATGAAAAATACTTGTGAGGATTGCCAGCACGAGAAAGGGCGAAACGGTAACTCAAAGGTTGATTGTGGTTACGACCATTCATTTTATAGAAACAGTGTGCATTGCCCCGCCTTCACCCTGAAGATAGAAAAAACCTGCCGTAACTGTGATTGGTCAAGAAACATCAGATATGGTGGGGGTGGGTTTGATTGCGATTGGCCTAAAAATCCAGGCAAAGCACTCAATAATGTTGATAGAAAACTTGGAGGGGGTTGGGAATGCTTCACCCCAAAGAATAAAGGAGAGAAACCAATGAACCAATTCACGAAGAACGATGCCACCTATGTGGTTGGGGATCAGCCCTGGACGATCGCTAACTTGTGCGCCAAGTTGACCTCAAGGCAGAACCACGAGGATATTAATGACCTTTATATGGAAATCAAAATGCAAGGTCCAATTACAGAGGATCTTAAGGGTTGGGCGGTCTTCCCTGAAATCCTCACTGCCATATCCGAAAAACCCCAATGCTGGACCAATGCCCTGGTCGCCGCCGGATTCTTGAAAGTGAAGGCTGAGGTCTTTGAGAAAGGTGATTGGATTGAGATTAAAGGTTATGGGAAATATCAACTCACTTTAATAGGCATTTATTATATGTGCCTCCATGATATTGGGGGTCACTGGTTTTGTAAGCCCTTTAAAGTCCAAGGGAAAACTTTTAGCCGCACTGAAATACAAGAAGGGTCAGAACGTGCATCGCTTGACTTCAAGAAGATCACCCCCCCTGACATCTCTTGGCCCGGCGATCTTGAGGATTGCGTAGAATGCAAAGGGTTGGGGTATGTGAATAGAGATTTATGCCCCAGAGCCGCTATTAATTTTCACACATACAAAATTAGGTGCAACCCCTGCAACGGCACTGGCAAAGTCCCGGTGAAGAAGTCATGACCAGAGCATCCCTAATAATTCGCTTCATCCTCGCTGGCCTGATTGTGCTTATGTATTTATTGTACGAAGGCCGCCAGATAGAAAGAATGAGCTATCTGGAAGACAACATCAGGGAAGATATTGTCATGGCCATAGAAACCTCTGGGCCGATTGTTGAACTCGGTATCCTGGCCGACTTGCCTCAGTACAAGCGGGACGTTGATGAGTGTAATTCTCTGGCCTCTAAGTTTGCCGTGGACCTGGACCGTATTGAGAATAGGCTTGAGAGCCTTAAAGGCCGGGTCGACGTTCATGAAGGAATAATTGAAAAGGAGCATGGGAAATGAAGCCGAAAACACAGGAAGAATTAGAGGCCCAACTTGAAGCCTTAAAGAAAAAATCCGATTCATATTATAAATCTTTGTGGGAAAAAATTAACGAATTGGAAAAGGAGAAAGAAGAGGTCAAGTTCCTCAAAGCCATTGTTTCAAAGTTGGTGACACCATGACAGACTTCCCGGCCCTGGAATTAAACGACTGCATGAAATGTGAGGCTTGAAAATGCCAGAATTAGAAATGTGCTTCATATGTGACCAAGAAACTGGCCGGGCAGGTAAGTTGGATGACTCTCTTTATGTCTACGATAAAGCAGGGGATGAGACTGGCCCTTTGTGTGAGGGTTGCTTTGCGGAGCGTGACCCTGAAATGACAACCCTCACCCTATGCACGCGCCCCGGTTGTCACACTCGAATCATGGCAGGCTCGGTGTCCGCTGAAACCGGGATATGCCCTTTATGCAGGCTCTATGACGAGAAGACCGGGAAGCTAATTGACCCTAAACTTTTACAGATTGGGAGGGAAGTAAGATGAACGGAAAAATCGACAAAGACGGCAATCTGCACATTGAACGGGCTGGGGTGATGAAGGCAGCCGGATGTCCTCAGTTTGTTGGCGGTGACAGGTGTGGTGATTGGTGTGTACACTTTGGGAACCCAGGTAAAACCTCTATTACCCTTGACAATACCATTTACTTGATGATTTGCAGGAATGGACAATTAAAATTTGACGAATTCACAGACGAGCGGAAAGTAAACCCGGAAATCCCACCTCTCCACGAACACCCAGAGGTTGCGGAGGTTGCCGCCTACATGGCGCAAATGGACACCGCCTTCGCTGACCTTATGGCACAGATAGAGGCCGGGGTAAAGGCCACTGAGGGGGATGACAGATCGTACATGGGCCAATTCTGGAGGTGGCTTGACTCTCACTTTATCGACCAGATGAGGTTTCAAAGTTTTTGCGATGTGGTTGAGGCGATACGAGGATGGGAGCCGCCCTTGCCTACTTCCGAGGGTGAAGCAGCGAAGAGGCATGAGCGGGATCACGGGCCGGGGAGGGTGTGATGGGAGAATCGAAGCATACGCCGGGACCGTGGCTTAAAACAAGGGCAACCAACAAGCCTATTCATGAATGTGATTTTTTAATTCACACCGCAAACGAGAAGCACATAGCTGAAGTTTTCGAGCAACAGTGGCCTCTTTCAAAAGCACGCTCAATAATAGACCCTACCGCCAACGCTCAACTCATAGCCGCCGCCCCTGACCTGCTTGAGGCTTGCGAAGAGTTTATGTTTACACTGTCTTACCCAGGAGAGGCTAAACTATTGGCAGGCGTGCTGGCTGCTAAAAAAATATCTATAGCAATCAAAAAAGCCAAAGGAGAATAAGATGGCATCAGTAAACAAAGCAATAATATTAGGAAATTTAGGGCGTGATCCTGAGATCCGCTACACCCAGAGCGGCACAGCCGTTTGTAATTTTAGCGTGGCGACAACCTATAAACCCAAAAAAGGCGAGGAAGTTACCGAATGGCATAACATAATCGCCTGGGATAGGCTGGCTGAAATTTGTGGAGAATATCTCACTAAGGGTTCACAGGTTTATATTGAAGGTCGCCTTCAAACCTCTTCATGGGAAAAAGATGGGGTCAAGAAATACAAGACCGAAATAGTGGCCTTTGAAATGAAAATGCTTGGTCAGGGTCAGGGCAAAAAAAATGATCAGGGGCAAAGGTCCAACCAACAGAGCCAGGGCCAGAGACAGAATAGAAACAACCAACCGCCAGAAGATGATGACTCGGGCATCCCCTTTTAGAATGGAATTTTCTTGACTTTACCTTTTTAATTTTAATAGGAGAAGAAATGATTATAGCAGCATTTGACATTGAAACAATTCCGTCCCAAGAATTACCAGCAGGATTAAAACCAGAATTTGATCCCGAAACAGTAAAATATGGAAACACAAAAGACCTGATAAAAAGACAGATTAAAAAGGATTCTGAACGATTGGCCTTCGAGTCCAAGCTTGACAAAAAAATGTCCACTGATCCCGGACTATGTCAAGTATGCACCTTTGTTGGTATGAAATATGACACCGAGGAAAGGAAGATACTGAAAACAGTTTCAATTCAATGGGGCATTGATGATAACGATGAGCTTGACGTTGTCCATCACGGATGGGAATTCATACAGTCCTGCTACCTTAACAGGCATCCTATAGTCACCTATAATGGGATTGGCTTTGACTTGCCAGTGATGATCATCGCAGCTTTAAGGCAAGACGTGGTTGTTTCCAGCCTCATGTATAATGCCCTGAGAGTTAAATGGGAGGGCAATATTCATCATTACGATCTAATGCTTATGCTTTCGGGTTGGGAAAAAACCAGATGGAAAAAAATGGACTTCTGGTTAAGACTTCTTGGCATTGGACAGAAAACAGAGGGGATGGACGGCAGCGAGGTTTATCCGGCATTCCAGGCAGAGGAATTTAAAAAAATTCAATCTTACTGTGAGGATGATGTCCGCTCAACATGTGAGCTAATGGCAAGAGTTCAGCCGTATTTTGCCCCCAAAGGTGATATGCCGGAAGAAAAGAAAGAATTTTAAGGAGAAGCCATGAAATTAATTGAAAAGATTTTTGAAATAAAGAACCACGAAAGTATGCAATATTTTCAGAAAGATGCCAAAGGGTTCAAAGGAAATTACGTAAAAGGGGTTTCTATTCTGTCCGCATTAAATCCGCTAATGAAAAAACATCGGGTTATGCTTTTGCCTGAAATTATTGACGCTGAAATGTCAGGTAAACACGTTATGTTAAAGAAGCGATTAACATGGTTTGATATTGACAGTGACGAAACATTACCTGTCCTTTGGGTGGATTTCGGAAGTGCTGAAGACTTATCTCAGGCCGAGGGGAAAGCCCTTACTTACAATGAGCGTTATTATTTTATGAAAGCATTTCAGATTGCCACTGACGAGGATGACCCTGACAAGTTTAAAGAAAAGAACAAGCCCTCAGTTAAACTGGCAACCAAAGCCAAAAAAGTAAAAGTTGGGGAATCCGCTAAAAGAAATGGGTGGACAAAAGAAGAAATGGATGACCTTATTTCTAAACCTCCATACGAGATGTCTTCAGGCGCATATTTAAATGAAGACCAAGCTGACACCCTTATACAATACTTCAAGGACAACCCAAAGTCCCAGGAGAAGCCCACCACGGCCCCAGAAACAACCTCTGAGAGCGGCAACTCAAGCCACTTGACCGGGAAATACCCCAGAGAGGGCATGGAAGAGGAAGACAGGGAAATTCGGGCCAGTTTCATCAAGATCAGGACTGCGGAATCCATGTCAACTTTTGTCCATAATCCAGCAAATAAAGATACTATATATTACATGAAGGAAACGTACCCTCATACCTTTGAAGACCTTCGGAATAAGTTCTTTGAGTTGTGCAAAGACAGCGGGGCAAAATTCCCCTTTGACGAACCGAGTCAATAAGACCTCACCGGGTGTCACGGGCCGTTTTCAGGCTTTATGCCCCGTAAACCCACAACCCTGGCAGCGTGGCATGTTCGGGGATCTTCTTGGAGGGGAGATTATGAACAGTACAATTGAGCAGCTTCAAAACATTTTAGATGATGGCCCGGTTTGGGATGGTAACCTCATAGATAAATCAGCCAGGACTCGATTGATGGAAGCTGGCTATGTGGAAAAAATTAATGGGTGGAATTTTCTGACGAAAGCAGGGGTTCTCTTGTGTTCAAATCTCAGGCTACTGGTTGACAGACAAGGCAGAGTTCCTAAATAGCAACACAAAACCCCTACCCCAGCCTTCTCAGAATTTCCGTGGCTGAGAGCGCATAGGGCGTGCATAGCGGAAAACCAATACTTTGTTGTTTGAGAAATTGCAGGCTGGGCGGGGTTTAAGGAGAATAAGAATGGTTGAGAAATGGAAATATAGACAAAGTTATCACAGTGACGAGTACAGGATAGAAACTGAGGGAGGGGAACTTATTGCCTATGTACCCACATCTAACCATGGCAAGATTATAATTAAAGCCCACAATTCAGACATCGCAACCCAGGCCCAGGAGATCGAGCGGCTTGAGGCAGAAGTTAAAGATGATATTGAGATTATTCATGATGCTACAGCTGAGATTCTTGTGCGTGATGATCATGTTAATGTTCTTGAGGCCCAGCGGGATGAGTTGGCTGAAATAGCAGACAGGGCTGTATCCACACTCGTAAGGTTAGGGTGGGATAAAGAGATCACTAAAGGTTGGCAAAGTATACTCAACTCGATCAAAAAGGAGAAAGACGATGGCAATAAAAATTGAAATCAAGGATGGCCTTGGAGACACCCAAAAAATAGTTACTGTTGTGGATGCCTTTTATCCCGGTGGCACTCTTAATGTCAGTACGAAAACCTTACGACAACTCCAAACCGAGATCAACAAGGCTCTGGGTGATGGTTGGATATCTGTTGATGATCCGCCTAAAAACAATGACGAGGTTCTAATCTGTGATGCCTACTGTACCAACACTTACTCGTTTCCGTATAACGTGGAACAGTCATACCGACTTGCATTTTACGAAAACGATTTATGGCATCCATCTCTGGGGATTGAGGACACAGAAACATATGAGGATGTAACTCACTGGCGACCACTCCCAGCCCCACCCCAGGAAACCACTGAGCGGGTCGATGAAGAGGTTGAGAAGCCTGTCTGCCCTGAGTGTGGTGACAGTAAGATAAAATCCCCAGGCAACATGATGTCGGCATCTGTAAGTAACTGCGACTGCCAGGAAGAGAAACCTTAAACTTTTGACAGGACTTTGGAATTGGAGGGCCAAGCCATGATTGAATTTATCAAACTGTTCTTTACAGATGATTTATATTTTGTCACAACTATCACTACAATCGCATTTTTAGCCACTTTAATTTATGCCGGTTATAGGATTTTAACATGATACCAAAAGATAAACTCTACCACCTGATCACCGGGGCCGGGATAGCCTCCTGGCTGATCGTGATCTTCTTCTTCTACCCGGTTGCCAATCACCATAGGATCATCTGGGTGGCAGTCCTGGCCTTCGGGGTGGGAAAGGAATTGATCTGGGATTTATCCTGGGGAAAAGGTCAATTCGACCTGATGGATATTGTAGCAACTTTAGCAGGCGGTTCAATCGCCATGATAGGAGGGTGAGAGATGCCTGATTGGGTAATTGCAGGAGAGCCAAAAGGTTCGTTCCCAAAAGTGAAGGGAGTCTATGAAATACGGGATTCCAGAAAAGGGGTTTTTGAAGGAAAAATAATTGACGTTCGAGGAGATTTTGCTGACGTGGAAGTTCTCTCTGGCAAAATCCATTGGGTCTCAAAAGAAAATAATTTATTTAATCCCGATCCAGAAGTTGTTTCAATTAGAGATATTTTAGTTTACTTAATACCGAGGATTACTTTAGCAAAATCATCTTGACACCGGGAACATGATCAACTAAAATACAAGGGTGTAAAAATGTTTCCCAAATATTAAGCCCCCTGAGATGGGGGCTTTTTTTATTTCGCTATCGGGTTCTTGCTCTGGAGCCAATCCTTAAGCCCCTTGGTCATGAAGTAGAAAAGAATGACCAGCAGGTAAACGGCTCCAATAGTAATCTTAATGCCGTAAATCTCCAGGATCACCACTTTCATTTTTGTCTCAAATTCTTCATCAAACAAATAAGACCACATCACCATAGTATGCAGAGATATGGCAATGTAGGGCCGGACAAACCGAGAAAGCCAACCTGATTCCCGGATGTCCTTATTACGATCTCTCTCGTTCTCATACTCTGCCAAGTCACCGTCTCGCTTGGCCTCAGTGAGAGCGATAGAGATAGATGCCATGTTAGAGTCTCTGACTGTCTTGTCCACCCATATCTTATCTGCAACCTTACTAAGCGCACCAATTACCGTGCTGGTTACCCCCGTTCCAGAGGCAGCCTTAACCCCGCCTTTAATGATATCTAAGAATCCCATATCAATAAACCTCTTTAATCGTCAAATGAAATTCCATGTTTGCGCCCATGATCTCCATGAACTTCTTAAACGTCTTCCCAGAGTTCAGGATAGCCCGGTCATACGCTCCAAGCTTGCCCACCGTGTCGCCCAGGAGAATGCACCCCGCAGTGTCGTCAACCTTATTCCCGGCATGAAAAAGAACGCTGGTGCGGCCCGGTACGTTCGTCACCTGGAAGGTGTCAGGATATTTAGCCGATGAATACCGCTTGCACATGTATTGCTGTGCCGGGATAGATGATATATTAGAGGCGTTCAGTTTATCAGGCGGCTCCAAGGTGAAGCAAAATACTTTTTTGTTGACCTTGAGAACGCCGATAGTGCCAAAGCGATGATCCTCTTCCAAGCGTATTAATTCAATTATTGGTGTCATTGTTTCCTCACTAACTTTAAGATATCCTTGATATCCTGTTTCATTTCCTTAACATCATCTTCTATATTTTTGATCATAGTGGTTTGCTGACCGATGATAACATCCTGCTTGTCAATTCGATCTTCTTGAGATTTAACATCTTCTTTAACCTCAGAAATTGTGGATTCATTGGCAGAGGCCTTGTTGCCCAAGATAGCATATCCACCACTGAAAGTAGCCACCATGCCAAATATCACAAGAAGAGCTACGATAAAATCGGGCCTGATTAATTTTTCACCCCACGGTAAAGTCATTTCAAGTTCTCCGGGTTAAGGGTTCTCTAACTGTTCAACTCTGTCTTTAAGTCGGTTGAGGCGTTCAGTGTGATTATCAATAATATCTTTCAGGCTCCGTGGGCTGATTTCAGGTAACTTAAAAACCAACCACTTCCCATCAAAATGATGTTGGACAGCCCTTAAAACATATCCATTGGCTAACTGGTCAATTATTATCTGCCTTTTTTCTTCTGGTGTACTGAATGGTATTCTCATTTAAACCACCGTTCCCAGTGTTATAGTATATTCATTGTCGGTCTTTAAAAACACATCAGAAATAGTAATTGCTCCAAGGTTGCCCCCGGCAGCAGTTCCAGCCCTAATAAACAATGCCACTGTGTCGCCAGAATCGAAAATCAAATCCTCAGAAACAGTGACATCAGCAGTCCCGCCGGTAACGAGAACGTTTGAAGTTCCGACAAAAACACCGTTTCGTTTCCACTGTGAAAAATAATCCCGTGCGCTGTCTGATGAGCCTCTTATTGTATATTCTGTTCTGAACTCGCCACCTTGTTTAGTATTAATTTTTCTGCTTTGTTGGAAGGTTGTCAAAAGAACAGGACTTGAAACAGAGGTCCATGTAATCGCCACTGTTGAGGCGGCAATAGGAACATCGCCAGGGTTGATACTGACACCCTCAGACATAAACACATCATCAAAGCGTGTGATCCCAGAACTGTCAATGTCTGTGGTCCCGCCAATAATACTTACTTGGGCAATGACCGCACTTGAATTGGGTGGAGATAACGCCACGGTTTTACTGATCCATCCCGTTGATGCCTCTGAGGTTGCGCTATAAACAGTCTCACTTCCAACGGTGGTCAAAGCTCCATTGAGATAATCAACAATTACCTCGTTTTTAGCCCCGGCACTTGCTGACCGTTGAATACTGAAACTTAAATTAAATGGATCAACATTGTTGACATCAAAAGAATCAGACTTCAAGAAGCCGCCGCCATTGCCAGCACCAGAGGGGAAGGTAAATTGAAACGAATTTTTACCGTGGACCGATATGCTTGTAGATATAACTCCGGCACCGCCAGCAGAAAGGGTCCGTGTCCAATTATCGGGAACTCCGTCAGCATCCGTGTCAATCTCAAAAGAGCCGTTAGAGGGTAATGTCGGCCCGCCCCCTACCTGACTATTAAGAAAGTCCTCATTGTCTTTGACCCTTCCCCAGAGTTCGTCTGTTACCGGGCTATCAGGGTCAATCCATGTTGCCGGAATTGTAATAAATGCCATGATTAAAATATCCTATATGCTGGATCAGTGTTGTCTAAAAGCTGACTGGTTGAACTTGCTATAAACCCATATTCTTTCTGTGCATCCGAGGCTGTCCCGTAATCAGTTGAGGCCGTGGCTGCTGATATCCAACCCATCGGTTTTTGTCTATGCCTCTGGGTGATAATATCAAGGTCGTTTTCTATCTTATCCCTCTTGACCACCATAAACCTTTCTTTCTCTAAACCGTTGCCAAAAATATCAACAATCTTTTGTGTGGTCACTTTCACGTTTTCACCCGTGGCGATGGTTGAATCCTTCAACTCAAGGGTCATGCTCAGTAATTCTCTGGGGTCACGATTCCTTGAAAGCAAACGGGCTGGCACATTGTTTGCATATCTTTCAACGGCACTTGAAGCATCATTACCCAAGCGAATCCAACGGCTGAAAATCCTTTCTTCTGAAACTTGATCATATTCCTGAGTTGATTCAGCATCAACATCAATTACAATATTAATGCGGTTGTATGCAACTGGATCATCGAAGTCATCAATGTGGTTATACTCCCAATACATTGAAGTCCTGGAAATCCTTGAATCGGCATTAAGGTTTAACGATTGTGTTTCCTCAATAATATTCGCTTCCTCACTGACGGTTGAATAAACTCGGCCCGGCTGGTTAGGTAGATCCCTCTTGATTGTAATTTGTTGATTCTCATCCTGCCATGACCTTGCCCCCACATGCCCGGCTATTTCGAAATAAAGGCGGTCCAAGCGTGTAGGCTCAACGATCAAACCTTCAAAACTTGGCTCTATGGGTATGAGGTCACGTTCAGTCACAAAGGCTGTGGCGTTGATGCTGGTGGCCGGAATACCGCCGTCAATCAGAAGCATGGCAGAGGACATTATATCAAACGGATTGGCCGGGCCGTAATGTCGGGTGTTCTGAGCCTTGGTATCTTCCTCATGCTCTGCCGGGATGGTATTAAACGAACCACGGGTCAAGCCTGAGAGTATGCCCGTCAGATCATCTTTGGACGCATAGGCGATTATTTCGTCATCAATACGGACAAACCCGGTTGAGGTCAGAGCGGTCACGGTGTTCAGGGTCAAGCTCTCTGTGCTGGCAGCGGTCATATTGACCAACAAGGAAAGGTCAAGCTTTTCAGGAACCTCTATCTTTGCAAGGTCTTGAAGGATATCCACAGCAGAGATATTGACACTACCGTCATTATTGAAACTGATATTGTCAATCCGGCCTTCCCAACGTAACTCAAACTGATCAGAAGTAAGGCCCAAGAATCCCTCAAAAATTTTAATTGGCCTGCCCACATAGAAAGGATTTCTGGCAATCAGCCGCCTCCAATAATACCCAGTTTTGTTCACCGTGGCCCTGGTGGTAAAGTACGGATCTTCGGTTGCATCGCTGTCCGGCTCGTCTTCCATCACAATATTGACCCGGCCCTTGACGGTCAAGTCTGTTTTAATCTCAGTGGGCAGGAAGTCGATTGATCGCACATAGGGACGCTCACCTTGAAGAAACGGGGCCGGAGAATTGGACATCGTAAAAGAAAGGTCACGGGTTGAGAGGGCATAGTTCTGGGGGTCTTTACAGGTTGACCTTGTATTATAACATTCAACCCCCGTGGCCGTGCATGGTGAATTACTGAATATAAGAGAGCAAACATCAAAAGTCGGGATGACTTTAAACTGGGGGGTTCTGGCTATGTCGTCCAGGCCATCTTCCCAGTTTTTCGGCTTTGGTGGTTTGGCTTTTGTTCCTATCCCTACAATTTTAAAAGTATATGGATTTTCACTATCGTCATTATTGGCGATTGAAACGATGGCACTATACGGGATAGCTTTTTTAGGATTAAATGCAATAATAAATGTGGTGCTGCCGGAGCCAGCCACCGGAGTTGATGCGTCAGTGACCAAAGTGAATTGGGCAGTATCGCCAGACATTGAAACCCTGGGTGAATCTGTGAGGTCGAGATCTCCACCGCCTGAATTGTCAATTGTAAATGTGTGGTTGACAGATGTTTTTTTAACCTGCCCACCCCAATCAGTGTCATCATTGACAGAAGGGTTGACATCCCCATTGGAAATAGAAATTCCATTGCCAGTTATGTCTATTTCTGGGTCTCCACCACCAACACCATCACCCGTAAAAATTAAATTCTCTGTGTATCCATCTCCAAACGAAGTAAAATCTTCGTGTCCAGGATCTTGATGTTGTGAAGCCGGAGCAATCACATAGTTTGACATTTCAAAGAGGGTTAAAAACTCACCATCTATAGTCAATGTTGAGAGTAGGTTAGTTTGCTCTTCATCACTATAGATAGTTGCAATATATTGACCCTTGCCGCTAGTACCAGCCCCAGCTGTGTAATTTATTTTGGGGTAGCCTACGAATGAGTCTACACCTGTTATATAATCATCTGACGAGGTAGACCCAGGTGATTCTTTTTGTTCACTAACTCTTAATCTTAATCTTTTTGAAGTTGCGAGATTATGGCTAAAATCAAATCGAAGACCATTGTACTCAAGAAAGTCACGTATATCTTTTAATGCGTCACTAATGAAAAATTGTGACATATTATAATTTTCACCAACACCAGTATTAAGATTTATGTTTGAGTAGCTTACTCCAAAATTTACTTCTAAGTCAGCATCCTCGCTTAAGCTAAAAGCGATTGACCCTGTTTTTTCTTCAAGCAATCGAGGATGAAATTCCACCCATGACATCTTTGAGGGGATAGCGGATATCTCACCATCGGTATCAGCTATAATAAATTCAGTGAAATCAAATTCTTTTGTTCCCATAGCTATTCTTCAATATCCTCAATGTCTACTACCCACTCAGTAGCAGGCATTTCGAAATCACCGCCAGGAGTTAGAGCTAAGAGGTCATCCTTATGGTCATCATCAGGAACCTCTGGGATAGCCGCCTCAGTCATTCTTTGACCCTGTAAACCTCTGGCATCATTGAACTGCTCAATCCACCGCTGAAACCTTCGTCTTTGAAACCGTCTGAAATCGCTCTCTGGCAAATTGAGGGCTACAGGCATGGAATTAACAAGTCTTGGAGCCAATCTTTTAAGGGCTTCGTATTCATCGGCAGTTAACCCAACCCTAAACCATTTGCCAAGGATTCTATGGATGAACTCAGCACGTCCTTTTAACTCATAAGCATGTTGAAGTTTTCTTCTACGGTTATTTACTTCTGCTGGATACCTCATTAAATCTCCCTCTAATTTCTATCCTTGGCTGTAAATAGGTCTTTACGGTCTAATATTAATCTTCCTTAATCCCGGTCATACTGATCGACCATTCACCTGTAAGGCTCAAGGTCTGCCGGGTGATTTGAAACTGTGAACCCTCGGTCAGTTGAGTAAAATAAATATCTGCCGGAAGGTTACTGGAATCCAGGGCAAAAAAGAATGGTTTTAATTCTGACCCGTGGATGTCCCAGAAAGTCTCATAGTCGCCAAGCAAGAACCCTGTTGATGTTTCTGAGGCCGGAAAGGTGTATTGGTTGGTCACGGGCTTATACTTAATCACGTTGCCCAAGATGTTACCTTGCTGGCTTCTCCTGGTGTCTGCCACGATCCCGGTTCGGCTCGGCACAACCGGGCTTCTCGGTTCGTCTGGAAATTGCATTCTGTTTCCCAGAACAGCCACACCCATTTTCGCAAAAGGTGTCGAAGGCGCATTGATTGTCATTTTCCAATATCGTCCAACTGCCGTGGTGACAAATTCTTCATAAATCAAGCGGTCATCAGAGGTTGGATTGATTGCGCTGGCAACAGTGGTTTCTGTGTCGAATGAACTATTAGTGCTGACCTGAATACTCACGGTGCTTCCAATAGACCCCAGGTTATGCCCTATAATGCCCAGGGTGTCCGCTGATGCCGCCGTATCCTCAGTGTCAATGGTAATGGTATGGGTTCCGGTAGAATTAGCTTTCCAGAGTGTGTATGTGCGCCAATCAGTGATGTTTGACACAGCAAAGCCCGTATCCGTATCAGAGGCCGTTAAAGACGTGGAATCTTCAAATCGATTTTCATATAGAATATTTGGTGTTGACATTAATCATTCCTGTAATAGACTGTTACCTCTGCCCCTGTACCTGTGGACATTTCAAGATTTAAACCGTTTCCAGCCTCAACTTCAAATCCAGACATTACACCAGCATATCCAAGGACAGCGGATGAGCCAAGAAAAATGCCTGTCGGGATGACTTTATCCCCGAATGTGTCCGTACTGTTTCTAAGATTGATAGTTACAGCCCCGACAGTTGTTGGTGATACTACAATCCCGGTATAAACAGCTCGGCTTTTCTTAACGACCACTGAAACAGTGGATGTTTTAAATAGTGATTTTTGTGCCATGCTATCTCCTAATATACTCCTGTTAAAAGCCCTTGATTTGCGCCAGTTGGAGCTAATATTCCTTCAATAGACAGGTCATTAACTGATCCATCTATATCCGCACTAAGCCCTAATATGTCATTTGAGGCAAAACCATATCGATAATCTGTAAATTCTGATAACGATTCAACTCTTATCTCATACTTGTCAGAATGAATAAGTGTCGAATACGCATCTGAGTACGCTAATACTGTCACTTCACCTTTACCAGCCCCGCCACCTGTATCTGATGTCCTTATCTCAATCCACCACCGAGCATAGGGTGGGGCTGCATGTAAGGTAAAGGAAATACTATCTTGGAGAACACTATTAATCCATTGCCGAGAATTAAGCGTGAGCGGTTTTGGAGCATTTTTACTGGCTATAAGTAAAGTTACAGACGTAGTAGAGCCGGCTGCTCTTTGCTCAACAGTATTTCCTATAGTATCACTCAAAGAAAAAAGCGACATTGAATTTGTATTTATACTTGTCTTCCAAACAGGTAAAAAATTAAATCTATATTTCTGATTCTCACTCGCCGGATAACTAAACACGTCATAAACAAAAGATGATACGTCATTAGTATTTATACCATCAAAATTAATTTCATCTGACGAGACAGTTAAGGAATCGGTAATATCATCCTCTATCATGCCATCATATGGTATAGGTATAAAAGCCATAATTACTCCTCGACGTCATGTGGATCAATTACAAATTCACTGTTTTTACTCATAATCTTAATGTATTTATTGAGTTTTCTGCCTATTGATAGGTCTTTCTGTAGAAAAAACTCTTGTCGGTTATCCATAATTTCTTTGCTTATAAATTCTGAATAAGTAGTGCGACCTCTTAAATTTTCAGGAAAAAAACAATCCCCCCACCCTATTATATCTATAGGCTCTGTTCCAGTATACTGCCCTGGTGTCAGACCATGCTGATGCCATACGGCATGGATATTATGGCATAGAATAGCATTTACCCCTGCGCCTGCGAGTGCCTCGGCTTTCTTGCGTGGTGTATTACAATTTACTGGATACGTTATTGGCATATTATCTCACTCCATCTGAAAAAGCCTGTTCAAGTTTTGGTATTAAAATCCGTGCCAACTCTTGCTCACTGGTCACGCTTCCCTGGACGTTGATTATAATTTTAATTTCTCTTATCGCTGGCTCTGTGGTTGCGTCCTGAATACCTTCAAGGGTTGCTGTGCCAGTTCCCGGAGTGCCAACAGATTCACCAGTGTCGGGGGTTGCAGTGCCTCCCGGTTGTGTAGATAATATCTGAGCAACATTAGCGGCACCAGTAGCGGCGGCGGCGGCGGCAAGGGCTGGCCCAAGGAAAGGACCACCCTGCGCTAAAGCTTTCTGGACTGCCAGAACAGTGTCAATGGAAACTTGAGCAATGGCAATCGCCTTAAAGGCCACGAAAGCCGCCTCGTTTTGCTGGCCCAACTGTTGAAAAAGAACAGCGAAACTGCCAAGCACTGTGGACATTGCTAAATCCCTTACCCGTTGTTTAGCCGCTTCCGTTTCCGTTAATTGCTGGATCTCCCACTGCTCAAAAGCAAGTTGTTCCTGTTGGGATGCGACAAAGAAAGCGTTCAGTCCGGCAAGTTGCCTGTCGGCAGACTCCTGCCTCATAGTTTCCTGTTTTTCAAGCCCGGTCCTGATAGTCTCGTTTTCCATCTCAATCATATCAGCGATGCCACGAGCAATGTCAATTTCAGGGTCAAAAATAAGAAAATCTTTTTCAAAATCTTTTAGTTCTTTTTTCTTGCCCTTCTTACCTTTATCCTTTTCTCTTTCTTCCATCGCCCGATCAAAAGCCTCAATCTGTTCCAGGGTTCCAGTAAGGAATACACCCAAAGCGATCCCCTCTTCAATCAACGCATCTCTGTCAACAAGACCCTTGATTAATCCCTTCTGTAGATTAGCGGTGTCTCCGAGGTCTTTTAGTTCAGCTTCAAGTTTTTGAACCTCTTCCCTAACTTTTTTTACCTTCCCATCACCACCCAAAAACAGCCTGAAAAACGAGAAAGTTTTATTTTTTTCTTCCATCGCTTCCAGTTCATCATTAAGAGCATCGAGTTCAGTGATAACGCCTTCTATTTCTTTATTTACGTTGTCGAATGATTTAGTGGCATCGTCAACAGTTTTAAAGCTTAAGTTTCTGAAAGTCTCGTCCATCTTGTCGAGTTCTTTGTTAGCTAAAAATAACGCACCTTGAATGGCCGTGAAAGTTCCAACTATAATTATCGCTATGGCATTTGTCGCTGTTATTGCCGCCCCAAGTGTTCTGAATGCCACCGCCGCAAGTAAAGCTTTTTGAGCCAAAGCACCCAGAAAAAAAGCGAGCTTCAATGATATAAAAATCTTGGCTGCCTGAACAACCAAGTCAAGGTTATTAAGGAATATTTTAGCACCCCTGGCGGCCCCGTCAAAGGCTCGCTTCATTTCATCCCTGTTGTTTTTAAGCCAGTCAGAAACATCATTTAACTGTTCATTAACAAGGGGCAAGATAGACTGACCCAAATCAACTAATTCAGCGTTGAGTTGACTTTTGATTGTTGTTGTAAGCGCATTGGTTGATTCTCTCCAATCGTCAAAAGCCCTCTGTGCAGAACCAACACCCGTGGACATAGCAACAATTTTTTCATTCAATTTTTGGAAGTCTTGAGAGGCCAGAGCAGAAAGACCCTTCAAGCCCCTGACATTTGAGAACAGTTTCGCCATCTGTTCGGCACTACCTTGAGTTGAGTCCTTAAGTCTTTTCAACGTCTCGGCAAAACCAAGTTGAGCAATGGCCGCCTCAGTGGATTCAAATCCAAGTTCTTTGATAGTCCTCTTCATGTCAACAGTAGGTTTTAAGAGTCCCAGGAACACGCCTTGAAGCTGAACCGCCGCCTCTTCCGTACTTCCTGCCGTCTGTGTGATCTGAGCCAGAGCAGCACCAAGTTCTTTTGATTCAACACCTAAATCTTTTGAGACTTTAGCAAGTGAACCAATGACCGGGACCAGTTCAGCCACCGTGGTTTGACCTTCACGCTCAATAGTAAACAGCAGATCGGCCGCTTCTGCCGCATTCTTAACCTCGCCCTCAAAGCCAGCCATGATCTTGGTCAGACCCTTGATGACCTCTGACTGCTCAATCTGAGCAACTTTAGCGGCTTGAGATGCAACCGTCAAAAGTTCAACTGATTTTAAGGGATCACGGACACCAGCAGAAAGGACTTGATAAAAGCCCTTTGTTAATTCAGTAGCAGTACCAAGGATAGGATCAAGCCCTGCGATTTGTTCCTGGATATCTTTTAAACTGCGGTCAGTAACACGGCCCAGACTGATGACGGCTTCTTCAAGGTCGGCTGATTCAGTGATGGCGTTACCGAATAAGCGTTTAGCCGCAAAGACACCGCCCAGAGCAACCACCGTGCGCCTAAGATTCTTGAAAGCGTTATCTACGCCTTGCGCCCTTTTCTTTGACTGCTGCGCCCACTTCTTGGTATTCCTGTTCGCCTGATCCAAACCCTTCCGAAGTCGGGTTGTATCTGCTTGAAGATCAATAACCAGTGACGCTACCGTTGCCATTTATCCCTGCCTCATTCCCTCGAAAACATTCCTTGATACTGCTTCAACTTGTTTCGGGTCCGGCTTCTCTTCTTTCTTTGGCTCATTCTGTGTTTTAAAATAAGCCTTCCACTCACTCAACTCCCGGCTGGTCATATTCTCAAAAAGATATTGGACCGTCATTCCGAGTTCACGGGCCAGGGAGAACGCAAACATTCGCCCTCCCCGGCTTCTTAGTTTTTTACAAGTTCCTCTTCATCCTCTGCTGAAATACCATTCAATTTAGAGGCAATATTAAAAAGCTTCTGAACAGGCCTTGCACCCTTCCCAGACAGGGCCGGAATGTCACCCTTTGAAAACATGAGCTTTCCCTTGTCGTCACAAACCGTTCTGATAACCAGTTCAGCCCTGAAATTCTCTCTCTTGAATGTGGCGGTGGCATCTTTGTCATCAAGGTTAAAATCATAGATGGCTGATTCATAGTCGTCACGTTCTCCGGCAGTCATCATCCTGACCCTAACCGTGCCGCCCCATTCCTTGACTTCCACTTCTTCAAACGATAAATCGTCTGCCTTTAAAATCTGATCTTTTGTAAGTAACATTTCCCCCTCCGTTAAGTTAAGTTTTTGCGATTAAGCGCACCTCACCAGTCACTTTTAATGTCATTGATACCTTGGCAGCATCATCAACGGTAACGGCGGGTGCGAAGTTTACAACATAAGCATCGAAATAATAGAAGCTCGGCTGGTCGCCAGCGGTTGCCCCTTCGTCAGTAAACCTGATATCAAAAGACCTTAAGCCTCTTTCCTGCTGGTCACTCATCATGTTAGTCTGCTGTGCCGTAGCATCAAAGTTCAGCAACCCCTCAAGGGTCACCTGTCCATTATCCAAAAGTCCAGGGATAAACTCTTTTGCCGTGCTTTGCAAAGAGGTTATATCAATCTCACTGTTTGATTGAGACGGCCCGCTAATTCCTGTCATCTCTGCAATCTCAGCCATCGTCTGCCCGGTTATCTGGATGGCTGTTGAGGCATCCACCGTTGACGGCTGGTAAAGAGTGATGGCAGAGGCCGACACTGCGGACACATTATAAACAGCCGTGTTATTCGTGCCGTTGGATAATATGTTCATTGCAGAGGTATAACCAAGATCCACAAAATCAACCACAGCGGTATCAGAGGAAAGCACCTGAGAGGTTGAGAACGACAAGACACTTGATAATGTCACCACCTCCGTGGTACTGGCCCGGCGTATCTGTACGCCTTGAGATTCCATAGTCATAATAAAACCTCCTTAAGCGGTTGCCCCGGTCACGCCCCCGGTGATTCTGATAGTTCCTGAGAGGCTAACTTTGTCATCAGTGGCAATAGATGGCGAGAAATTAGTAATGTACCCGTCACCCACAATCTGATAACTTGACGCATCATTGAAAGCAATGACCCATTTTTTCTTAGTCCTGGCCCTCTGGTCAATCTGCATGTTTGCCTGACCAGGATCGGCAGGATCAAAATTTCCCTCGAAAGTAAGGTTGCCATTGTCAAGTAAACCGGGAATAAATTCCTTGGCTGTACTTTGCAAGTCAGTGATGTCAATCTCACTGTTTGCAGCATTAGGGCCAGTTATCCCGGTAATGCCCCCAACCAGAGCCGTTGAGCTGGTACTAAGCCCGGTTGATGTCGACCAATAAAGTCTTGCGCCTTGTGATTCAAAAGCCATGATTTCTACTCCCTATTCCATATTGAAAAGTCTATAAATCTTGCCCGTTGTTGTAATTCATCATCCCACTCATCTTCATAACCAGATAAATTTATACTGGAAAAAGCTGTGGTATTTTCCACCGCTTCATGCACAGCGGTCGTGACAGCGTCCATTACCTTAAGAGGTTGGCCTGTCGCCCGTGTACTTACATATATTGTCACTGTCATTTGAGGATTCTCAAGTCCAGCATAACCTTTAAGCGTATATTCCCGACTACCCCCATTCCGCTCGTATGTGAGGGAGGGGGACAAGCTCACACTTTGCGGCAAAGGCACCGGAAATATACGCTCTCCAACCAGTGCCGCTAAAGTGGTCGAAGATGATAAGGCTTTAAAAAGTTTTTCCTCTGCTGACATTATCTGACCATTTTACCTTTTGGTCTGTGTTCTTTTTCAATCCATTTGTGTAGCCTTGCTGCCCATGCCCCTAAAGCCCTTTTTCTCGATATGTCAAAAGACCTTCTGAGCCACGGTTTAGGTCTTGACCCAGGATGAGAAACCGATTTGACTAATTTGTTCCCCTGTAACCTTAACGCTCCCCCTTTCTTTCTGGGGGTTATTGTGTGTGGCCTTGTTCCCTTCTCAACCAACACACCATACCAACCCTCACCCAGTTTTTTATTCCTACTTCTAAATACTCCAATCTCATGAAACGGTAGACCAGCCTTACTCTTCTTGGTGTTTTTCCTGGTCCTTATTGCTCGCTTTAATTTCCCCGATCTTACATTCACATTAGTTCTGGCAACCTTAACAACCTCTTTGCCGTATGCCTTGTTTGCAAAATCAAGGGCTTTACGTTGCATGTCGAGGGGAAAAAACTTTAATTCATTGTCAAGCTCTTTCAGCCCTTTAACGTCTAATTTAAAATCAAGGCCCATTAGTTAAAAACCACATGCCCCTGTGCCATGATTTGAAAATCCTCTAAATCTGTCAAATCATCCTGTATTAATATTTCTAAAATATCACCCGGTTCCATTCTTAACGTGACTCCGTGTTTTGATGCCCCAGCATAGGTGTTTCTAAACCTAAACCCAAAAGAACCCGCTGGGGCTTTATCTGTGTCGTTTGCATCGAAAGCTAAAAGACCTATTTCACCATTACTTTTAACATTCCAGATATTCACCATCGTGCCATTGTTCTGACGTAAAACTACCCCATAGGTTAAAGCCGCAATGTTACCGAACAAAGAATCATCCATAACTGAACCTGTTTGGATGTACCCCATTATTCTGGTGATATCTATATCAATATTTGTTTCTCCACCCACAGGGCCAACCTGAAATATTTGCGTTGTCACAGAACCATCAATATTCAAATGGTGACTTGCTGGCAACACTGTAGACCCTATTGGATAAGCAACATCTATAGGGGTGTCCAGTGATACCACGTTACCAGCTACAGCCCCGATCTGTTGACCGAAATAAAAATTTCCATCAGGAGTAAAAATTCCAACAGTGATGGTATCAATAAATCCTACAGTTGATGTAACTGTTATTGAAGTATCTTCCACAACGGCAGCGACAGATAATGTAGTTGGTGGTGCGAGAGCTTGAATGAATCTTAAATCTAATGACCTAGTTGTCTGGTCTTGGACATTAACGTCAAGCGCAAAATTTGTCCCTACGTTTGCATGTCTACCGCCTGTTATGTTATCTATCCTCATTGGGTTATCGCCTCTGCCCCGATCATCAAGTGCTTGTTTGAGTTGTCGGGGTCAATAATCTGCTTAATATCCCAAGTCTTTCCTTTCCAGGCAACCAACCCTTTTTGATTCAGGCTGGCATCTATGGCGGTGGTATACCTGATAACGAAAGTGTCCAATAATCTGCCGTGTCGTTGGTCCTCTGTGAAAAACTCGTTGCCCGCTTGAGGTTGAACAGAACACCAAAGACCGCTGGAAATAGTCGAAACAGTTTGTATAGACTCGCCCGTGTCGGTACTCCTGACAAACGTGGTGGCCTGGATTGATATCTGTTCTCTCATTTTTCCAGCCTGAAAGGTCATATACCGGCCCCATCCTCAAAGGTAATAATTAATTCAAAGTATGGCCCTGAATATATTGGCTCATAAGGGATAGCATCATTTAACCGAATAAAGAGTGTTGGGTCTAATGCCTGACATGGTTCTATCCAACCCATATTACATTTCTCACAATTTCTATCTGCCCTTGAACAATTACACGTTGCCATCACTGAACCTCCTTAATCCGATATTCATCAAGTAAGCCATCCACAAAATCACGCTTCAATGTGGTTCTGACAGACGTACTGACCGGGTTCCGCTCATCATACATCTGTAAAACCCTTGAATTAATCCAGAGCTTTAAATCTTCTGGTGTGGTTGCCTCGCTGGAAGCGTCCAGGATATAGCCAGAAACATAATTCACAGTCACAGAATTTACACGAGTTGAGGTTTCGGGCCATTGCGTCACGCCAGTTGAAAGGGTAATCATTCCAGGCTCAGAAACATAATCAACAAAATAATTGGCCTCAGGAAGCGTTGTGCTGCCACCCGTGGTGTTGATATAGGAAACACTCACGTTTGACGACACGGTGGACAGGGGAGGCCTCAACAATTCAATAGGGCCATCATTCAAAGGAAAGCCGTGTTTAAGCGTGACAGCCCAGGACTGAGACATTAGGCTCCGCTTTGTCTTGATCTCTGCCTGCTTGGTAGCCGCCCGTATCATGCTGGTGATAAGTGAATCATCAACCGTGGTCTGAACCCGGCAATATTGTTTCGCCTCTGCCAGAGTGACAGGGTAAATGGTTGATTCTGTTATCAGCCTTAATGTCATCCTCTAACCTCAAATCCTTCTGAGATTGTGCGCTCAAAATTACCCGAGTACCTGGATCTTCTGCATCTCTCTAATTCCTTCGAGTGCGCCCGTGTACTGGTCCTCTTTTTTCGAGGCAATTCTGGCAGTTTCAGCCTCTTTGGCCCTCCGCATGGCGAGGTTCTTCTTAACGTTTGACAATTTCTTTTCATATGCTGTCGCCTCCGGTTCCTGTAGCCCGTATTGAAAGAGGGTCTTTAAAAGATCGCATTCATCGGGAAGCGTGATTTTAATTCCCAGGCCCTCCGCAATCCCAAGGTAATATTCAACTGACGGCCTCTGCGCCATGTATTCTTCAGCCACGGCCATATCAACTCCCCAGATTCCAATCTCTTCAAAATCGTTGTATATAGCCCACGCAATTTGCCAAGAAATCGTATTTGTGAAATATGGGTGAAACCTACGCAGCAGATCATCAAAAGGAAATACAGCAGCGTTTGGCATTGGGATTGGAATTGACTTAGACATGTCCGTGACTTTCTTGCCATTTTCCCAAATCTTGACGATATGCCCATTCTCAATAAGCGGGAGGTCAAGGCTTTGAACGTAAACGGGGAATTTAAGTTGTCCAAGTTGCTCAAGATATTCATTGACTTTCTGCCCCCTGAACACCGGGTTATATCGCCTTGAAATATTCCCCTTGCCATCATGCCCGAAAAAGTGAATCTCAAACCAACTGGTAAAACTTTGAAGCGGGACATGGTGGTAAAGATTATTAACCCCCATCATCTCCCAGGTGTCATCCCCCCAAGGCGCCTGATCTCTGGAATCTGAACAGCCAATTATAGCCAACTTCTTCTTCTTGCCTTTAACGTCTTTTTTTCCAGGACCGCCAGCCGCATCCTCGGCCTCTTTCATGGCCTTCATTTTTTCGGACGGGTTCATGTCATCTTCTGGCTTCTGTCCCGTCACAAACGTTTTTGAAATATTGTAATTTTCTGGTCCTTTTTTAACTTCGGTCATTTAATCCCCCTCAGAATTAGGTTGTGGGCGGGAATCTCACCCGCCCGTTGTTGATTAAGTAGGTTTAATCTGCGCCAGGAAGCCGTGGTTGACTGCTGGCTTGTAGTAACCATCCTTTACGTGGCTGACAGACATCAGAACCGCAGTGGCGGCACTGGTGAGATGTACTGATACATACTTGCTGGTTGAATCCAAGGCATAAGCCGGGATTTCAATCCTCTTCTCCTGATGGATAAGAGCCGCCAGGAAAGCCGCAGCGGTAGACTGCACATTCACAGTAGTTGAGGCTGTGTCATTAACAACAATCTCAATAGCCGCCGTGGATATGGTCGAGGCTGTCAGGCCCACCAATGCGGGGTCAGTACTGGCGTTAATTTTGGAAGCCAGACTGTTTGTAATGGCATCAAGCGCACCAGCACCAGATGAATCAATTGTTGACCCGAAAGATGTGGTGGCTGTAGCCGCCCCACCAATAGTAGACTGTGTCAATCCGACAGAATTAATAAATATCTGATTATCGGTTGCCGCAGTGGTTACGGTGATACTCACTTTCCGGGCCAGTAATATCCCAGTGGTCCCAGGGTTGCCGAGTGTAAAAGCGGCGGAAAGAGTCGAGGCCGCTGAACTCCTGGCCTTGGTTGCTGATTCAGCCTGGAAGAGCTGAACAGTATCCTCAATCCCACCAGCAGCGGTCCCCATGCCCACGGTATACATGAGAGTTTGCACACCCTCCATGTTAATAGCCTGAGAATAGAAAGTGCCGTTAGTGGAAATTGAAATAGCCTCATTTCCACTTGCGTATGCTTCCGTTTTTCGTGCTGTATTAATTAATGACATCTTTCAATCTCCTTCTATGCGCCCAGAATGACAAACGGGGAAACGAGGCTTGTGGCATCACCCTCAAGCGGGATAGGTGCCTCAATCCAAGGATGGCCGTCAGTATTCCAGAACATTTTCATAACAGTTTTATTTTTGGTAAAATGCACATGCTCAGATGAGGCAATGAACGGGCCAGAACCATCCTTGATGATATACATTGACATATCCACCAACATCAGGTCGCCGGCGGTTCCAAGTCCAGGTGAACGCTCATTAAAATTAAAATCCCTGCCCATCAAATCAGACGGTGCGCCTGAAACAGCGTCACGCCTCCAAATTAGGGTTCCAGCAGATCCAGGGTCAACAATCGTGTTCAACTGACTCTTGATTGTCGGAGAACCGATGTAAGTATAGGCAGAAAAACCGATTTCACGGGCCGCTTGTTCGATGTTTACCAAATCCTGATAGACAATTAAGTTTGCCGTACCTCTTGGAATGGTAATGGCCGCCGGACTATTCAAAACGCTCAAGGGTTGAGCAACTCCGGTGCCACTGGTAAGAAAGGTTGTATCCTCAAGAGCAACTTTGGCCTTCCTGAATTGTTCGGAAATAAACGGACCAGCCGCTGACCAATTACGGAGAAGTTTGTCGGTAATGACAACATGACCAGCAACCTCGTGCGGGGTCCAGGTAACATCCTTGAGCTTGATGTCAGTTTCAGGCTTTGCCTGACCCTCACCAATCCACTCAAACTCTACACCGCCATACATGTTTTCTGCCGCACTCTGGTTGAGGGCTGGCATGGTGATTGAGGCATCAGGCGGGCTACCTGCGGGAATTATTGTGGCACGAGGGCGCACAATGGCATCCTGAACGTCCAAGGAAAGAATCTGATCCCTGAACTGGTTCGGAACCATGAAACCGCCTTCCTCACCAACACCCATTGACTGCTCACGGGTGTCATACTGAGCGGCCAGCCTTGGGTCGTCACGTTTAAACCGGATGGAGTGAATGAACTCGCCAAAGGATTCAAACTCTTCATCGTTATCGGCTTTACCCGGCACATTGCGGATATTGAGTTCCCTCACTGGCTTATCAAGTTCGGCCTTTCTGGCAGCAGCTTTTTCTCTGCGGTCCATGTCAACTTCTTCTTTGCGGACTTCTTCCTCGACACCTTCATAGTCTTTTTCGAGGGCATCATAAGCCGCCACCTCTTCATCGTTAATGTCACGCTTTTCTTCATCAACGAGAGCCAGCATGGCAGTCATTTTATCGTGGATCTCTACCAGTTCTGCTCTCAGTTCTGCTAATTTATTCATTGCTTCCTCCATAGGATAAATTGTTAAGGTTGGCTATTCTGTTTTTCGCTTCCAGTTTTTTCCTCATGACATAAACCCGGCTCCCAGAAAAACCCCCCTCTTCTTTTTTGCGTAGTTCAAAATTTCTGAGTGCTATATCTGTCCCCTCATAAAACGGGAACGTAACGGGCGAAACTTCAAAAAGCCTCACCTCAAGTAATGTTCGGAGCGGGATTTTAAGGTCGTTGCGGTCGCTTACATCGTCCCACTCTTCGCGGACTGGCTCAAATCCAAAAGACATTTGATCCACGTCTCCACGCTCGATTGACGCTATAAAACCACGCATTGCCTCGGTATCAGGCGGGGAAATTTCAACATGCAAACCCCGGTCATCTTCCCGAAGTTCCAATGTTCCCGCCTTTTTGCGCCCCATGACAATGGATGTGTCGTGGTTCCATAACGCTCTGATGTCGTCATTCTTCAGGCTCTCCCTGAACGCTCCCGGTGCTATTTTCTCGTCAAACCCCCAACCTTCCCCAATCTCGTCAAAGACTGCGGCATGACCAGACAGGCTCACCCCCCCATCTTCCCGCTTTTCAAACTTGAGGTCGTTAAAATTAACGGTTCTTTTTTCTTTATACATCCTCGTCACCTTCCGTGTCTGTTGGTTCGTTTGGTTCATCATCCCCCGCCTCTCCCGGTGTGATATTGGGATTCTCGAACACTTCACCGCCTTCAATGGGGTTCATATTCTCTAAGGCTCTGACTTCGTTTACATTCATCCACCTATTTTGCAGGGCCATAGCGTAGGCACCAAAGCGAGTTTTAGTGTCTGCCCTTAGTAACCCCTCGACTATAAACTTGATGAACAGCCCGGCCTTACGCTCTGTCTCGGTCAAAAGAGACTGGTTCATGGCGTTTTCAAGGCGTGTTACCCAAGGAACAACCGTATATGTCACGTAAGATTGAAAGAACTGTTCGGCAGAGGCGAAGGTACTGGCTTTATCTTGTCGTTGGATTAATTGCAGGGGCATCCTGAAAAACCGGGCGATGTCCTCAATGGAAAAGCCCCGTGTCTCTAAGAACTGTGAATCTTCATTAGACAAGCCCAGAGTTTCTATCTTTAAACCACCCTCAAGCACAGCAACACCACGCTGACCATCACCACCCTGATTTTCTTCCCAAGACTCTTTCAATCTGGCAGCAGCGTCCTCTTTCATAACACCGGGCATTGAAAGGGCTATTCTTGGGGTTGCATCATTACCAAAGAACTTTTCCCCGTATTGTCTGGCGGCAATATCAAGGCCAATGGCCTCACGGGCGACCTCGACAGGGCCAATACCCCAGAAGCCGTCTTTGGTTAAATATTTGGGGTGGTATATTTCATCTGGCCGAAAGGTCTGTTCTTTGCGCCCGTCTTCTGGCGGGGTCCACTTGTAGACAATTCTATTTCCATCAGCCTCAAGGGTTACAGAATCGAGGGGCAGTAACGGGATAAGTTGAAGTACCTCACCGCCCTTACTTCTCTGCACGAAGTTGACAGAGTTGCCCCTGAGATTAACCAGACTGACAGACAGTTCTTGGAATTCAAATGCCGTCTGGACCTCGTTGGCACGTTCTTTGAGGATTATATTAACGGGGTGATCTGGATCAGGCTCCCTGCCACCATCGTCAGTTTTCTTGAAAACACCACGGGGAAGTGATGCGATTGTTTCGGAGATTACACGATTACAAGCGAATACAGCGGAACTTCTCATGGCTGAATCTGGATTTACTACTGGCCCCGCCCGTGTGGGTAGGCCTTGACTTCCAAAAAGGAAAGGCCATTGCCAGCGTTCACCCGGCCCAGACCATCCAGCCTCTCGTTTTTCCTTGCGCCCAAACCCAAAAAAGGCCATATGAAAACCAATCCTTGCGAATTGGCCCATACGGCCCTCAATGGTGACTTTACACCCAAAAGAAGAAAGTTTTTAACGACTCAGCATCGTTAGATTATATTAATTTCATACTTTTTTTAATCTGTCAATAGTTTTTTTAGGGAACTTTAAAGCTCTCCAAATATTGCAGGGATTAAACCAGCAACAACTACTACAATGTACCCCCCGATAATCCAACCCCAAGATTGAGGCACAAGGCCCCACCCGTGAATCATTATCAACAAAGATACTCCAAAAATAATCCCCGTACAGACTAAACCCAACACTAATTTAAACAAAATCATTTATTCCCCTTTTTATTTCACGAACTCGGTTTTTCCATCTGGTAAGATGGACCCATGTGCTTTGTCGCTGGCTTCTTTTTAAAATTCACAGTCTGTTCAAGGCCGCAAGCCTTACATTTGCACCTCCCGACAAACTGCTCGGCATAAACAAGCGTCCACCCACACTTTTTACACTTTATTTTATGGCAGGTCATGTATTCGGTCAATTTACCCTCCTGAAAATCAAATTTCTGGCCGGAATACCATCTTTTTCACGCCTGAATGTTGAGTGATTGGGCATTTTCATCAGATTTTTATCCAATTTAAAGCCGTTTGCGATCAATACTGCGGTTGCAACAACCCCTCTATCTGGCCCATTTACCTCAATTAACACACTTTTTAAGCATTTATCCTTGAGAGTTTCGACCATTCCAGCCAAAACCTTAAGCTCTTGGCCGTCCACATCTATCTTAACATGTACGTTTTGAGGTAAATTCATGACCTTAAAATCATCCAAGGTTAATCCAACTGTCGCCAAAACCGCTGTCGGGAATATTCTGCCTCCCCCTTCGTTAACCATTACATTGAACTGACTGCCAGATGACCCATTCTCATCATTTACCACCGCAAGACGACCAAGACCAGACCTATCAGTTACGGCAACCGCATGTTCAATAATTGTTCCCATAATTTTAGGGTTTAATTTAATATTTTTTCTCAGTCGGGCAAAGTTCTTGGGGTCCGGCTCAAAGGCATCCACCGCCATACCTCTTGAGGCGGCATAGAGTGAATAAATCCCGATATTAGCCCCAACGTCAATGAAATGATCCCATTTCGGCATGGTATCTATCCAGGCCAGGGTTTCCGGCTCCTTTGTCCAGAAGGTTTCAGCTCTCATGACCTCGATATCTGACTCGATTGACATCTCAAAAGGTATTGATTTCATAGATTTAACCCCCCATATCCATTATTAAAATCTAAATCCTCGAACTTCGTCACCGCCTTGTCATCAACCAAGAGGTCGAAAACAGGCTTATCAAGGCGAAGTTCGTCATATTCAGCCCCCCAGTCCTTTAATTGGCCCGCGGTCAACTCCCGGTGGTCTATCCCGGTCCCTACACCCCTGGCCGTCCAGTAGATTATCGTATGTCCGGCATTTCTTAGGCCGTTAATACGATCTATGATGTAGCGGAACGGTGCTGCTTTGTCATACTGAGTGCCAATGGTCCGGCAGATGGTGTTGTCAATATCAACGTAGATTATCATCTTCTCATCCCCTCTATTTCCGGCATTGCAGCCAGCCTGATATAAACCGGGCCGTCTGTGTTGTAGATCGCCCACCTGAGAGCCTTGTCAATGTCATTCCATCCTGGCTCAAGGATTGTCATGCCCGGCATAGTTTTCATAAGGGCGATATCATCAAAAGCCTCGTGAGAATGTCCGATGTTTGACGGTAGCGGCCCGGCAAGACTCCCCACGTAGATTATATGTGTTCCCTCGGTGCAGTTATTATAAATCTGTTCGTTGGCCCTGCGGGTTAGGAAAGCAGCGAAGGAATGAACAACTGGGATGAACCCGGATAGGGCAAGACCACCAGCGGTTGACACTATGTCTTGCTCTGCTATTCCACATTGGATGTACTGATTGGGGTATTTTCCTCTAATAACCTCAAGGCCATGGTCGATGCAAAGGTCGGCATCCAACACTATTATATTTTTATCACGATTGACAAGGAGTGTTAATATTTCACCACAATTTCTACCCAGAGATTTAATGTTTTTTGGAGTTTGATATTTATTCTCGTTTTTCCGTGAATTAGGCTTCTCAACCTCAACCACCTTCGGATTTCCCGCTTTCGGTAAAAGTTCCTCAAGCGCAAGGCTGTACTCTTCCTCACTCAATGCGCCTGAGTGGTAGGGGTAGGGTTCGCCAGCGTCTTCCATGAAAGATACGCCTTGGCCTTTTTTGGTGAACACAGACTCAACACATCCAACCCCATTACCTATTTCAAGACCCTTCATTTTAAAGTCAGACCCAAAACCGTTACAGTCAATAATTACCCTTAAATTGTCAGGTAATTTTTGAAAAAACGCCTCCCAGTTCTGCCCCTCTGCCATCTCCCCATCACCACAAAGCACAAACACCCGGCCCGGCTCACCTTTCATCTTCTTTGCCAAGGCCAGCCCCTTTCCTTTGCTTATCCCCATGCCCAGGCTCCCGGTATTGGTCACAATCCCCGGTGTTTTAATGTCGGGGTGTCCCGGTAGGCCGTCCGGCTGCCTGAAAGTGTGAATATCGCCAAACGGGATAATGCCACGAGCCGCCAAGATAGAATATTGCAACGGCACATCATGGCCCTTACTGCTCAGAAAAATATCATCCGGCCCCATTTCCTCATAATAAAGCCGGGTCATTATTTCAGCCGATGAAAAACAGGTGCCGATATGACCGCTTCCAGCCCTTTGGATCATATACAGAGCGTTGATCCGGTGCATGTAGGCAAGCCGTTCAACGGAATCACCCTTAAGGTAAAACTCACTATATGGTATATATTTAAGAATCATTCCCCACCTCCGGCAAAGTTGCCTTGCCACTTTTGATTAATTGTTCAGCCATCATCCAGTCAAGCTCAGTGTTAATGTCAAAGCCCTCGATTGCATCCATCATAAACGGGGCAATCACTTTCCCTGACCATGAGCCACCCTCAAGATTAACAGTCTTACAAAATTCCATGCTTGAATTTTGGACATAAACAGGATCGAAGTCCTGTGTCGGCTGATTGTAAAGTTCCATCAAGTCGCTTTCTGCCATCAACGGCTTTGCGACCTCTTCCAGAATCTCCCACATCTTCATGGGATGCTCAGTTACCTTGACCATTGAGCGCATAGAGGTGATATCATCCCGTGCGCTGTACGCCTCCCACATGGCCTTGATTGTTTCGGGCTTGCGGAATGGCGTGGTCGGCCTAATTATGGCGAAGGTATCGAATATTTCAGCATAATCCACCATCTCATTAAAAAAATTATTTATCCAAATAAAATCAGTTTCACTGGATTCAGATTTTTCTCTTTCGTAGGACCACGCATAATAATTTTTAGCAACTCTATATATTTCATAAGTGTCCGAACAAACCCAAACACTTTCAAACACCCCTGAATCAATGGCTGCCCTGATCGAATAGGCAACCAAAGGATGACCGTTCAACCCACGAACATTCTTGCCCGGCACCCTCTGGCTTCCCCCTCTTGCGCCTATCAATGCTATCGGTTTAGTCAAAAATAACCCTCCCTTTTATCTCTTTTGCGTTGCAACAAGAAGAAAAACTCTGTGTTATTTCAAGGCTTCCGATTGGTAAAAATGTCCCTTCCTCAACCTCTGGTAAATCCCCACCCTTTAAAATTAAAATAACTTGAGGCGGTAACTTCGTGTAATCCATTTGAAGCGCAAGAATAGACATTCCTTCAGGAAGGCTGAATAAATCAGCGAGAACCTCAACCGTGGCTGATATCCTACAGGCTCTCTCAGTCATCTTTGCCACTCGTTGATGGTTGAGTTAAAAGAACACCATCCACCGAACCTGTCGAACCCCTGGCAATCACGTTAATGGATTCATCGTCCTCTAAAATATCCAAGGCATCTTTTGATGAAACACTTCCACTACCAGAATGATCAACCCCAACATCATTTTTGCTCATGTATGGTCCAGGTGCATAAACCCCGGCCCCGTGAAAATGATGGCAGCCCACTTTATCCAGCCTCACAGGAGGCAGAACAGCCTCAACTTGTGTCTGGTCCTGCTGAAACTTATTCGCTCCCGGCTTATTAATCGTGGCGACTTGAGGGATATCGTAATTACATATCCCGACCTCTTCATTCTGAGCCTGACAATATAAACACTCTCCACATTTATTTCTTTCTACCATAATTTCTCCCCCTCATTCGAAGTTAAAAATACACCTATAGCCAAAAAGATGACTATAAAAATAACTGAGACAAACGCACCAAGTGCCAGCCAAATACCATCAGAAACAGCCATAGATACAAATATCACTAAAAAAACAAATCCTATCATTAAGCCGCCCAATATTCTTTTAAGGTTTACCATGCTGTATATCCCCCATCGACCATCATCTCATGGCCCGTCATATAGGTTTGCATTAAAAGTCCAATCAAGGCCCACTTGTAATCGTCTGCTTGGGCCATCCTCTGCATTGGAACGCTTCTCAAATATTTTCTCTTAAAGGTTTCTTCCTGCCCGCTGTCAAAGGCCGCCAGTGAAAGCATGTTGACCCGGATGCCAAAGGGCGCACCCCTGGTCGCAAGATGTCTGGTCAATTCCCCTAATGCCGCCTTGCTTGCCCCATACATGGCTGGCTTATCGAATCCGGCAGGATAGTTCCGATGGTCAGGTGACACGCTCCCAAAGATAGAGCCGATAAAAATAATATGACCGCCCCATCTTTTAAATAACTCCCAAAAAGCCTCACAAACATCCTGCGCCCCAAAATAGTTAACGTCCATTATCCTGCGACTGCCCCACATATCTGATGTTGAATTTGGTGGATTGTCTATTCCGGCATTGTAAATAATAATTTCAGGTATTTCTTTTTTAGTCCGGCAAACCCTAACATAATTTTCTATACTCCCTGGAACTTCAACGTCTAACTCTGTTAAATCAGGAGCAAGCACGGTCACGCCACTGCTTTCCAAGGCCTCCAACCACACAGGCCCAAGGTTGCCGGAGCTACCCACAAGCAGGGCTGTTTTTCCTTCAAGGTTGAATGTCATCCTCCACTCTCCTGTAACGTATTAGCACCTAAAACGCTCTCAGTGGTTAAGTCTTCCAACGCCTTGTATCCGGGTAATTTATCAATATACTCAGGTGGAAGCTTTGCGAATGGGCTTCTCAGTTCCAGGTTGTCCACCATTACAATTTCACCCTTTCTGATGCCATATTTCAAATACGGACTCTTACCCATCTTCCGCATCGGCTCAACCTCTTCCGGTAGAATAATTTTGATAGCATCGGAAGACATCATGTCCTTTGTTTCGGAAAGATAGGAAATCATTTTAGAGAGGCCGGAAGGTGCAAGGGAGAAAGCGTGATCAGTTCCCTTTGCGGTGCGGTCAAGGGTGAAATGCTTCTCGATAATTCTTGCGCCCAAGGAATAGGCCAGGGCCGCATCAAGGGTGCCGGAATAATGAGAACTCAATCCGATGATATTATCAGGGAAAACCTCCATGAGCTTAGATATAAACCTGAGATTCATTTGGCTTGATTTGGTTGGATAGGTGGCTGTGCATTGCAGAAAAGCCACGTTAGCGAAATTAATCTCTGTTTTTAATTTAATAACATCAGCAAGACTTTTTCCCCCCAAGGAAATCAAAACAGGCTTACCCGTTTCCTGCACCCTCCGAATCAACGGGTAATTATTTGAATCGCCAGAGGCAATTTTGTAAACCGGGCAGTTAACCCTTTCCAGGAGATCCACGGACTCGAAGTCAAACGGGGTGGCAAAAGCCGTGATTCCAATCCTGCCGCCCACGGCCAGCAGACCCTTGAACATTACCTCGCTGAACTCTAAAGCCTCCCTGTGTTCACCATAGGTCGCACCATAGGCTTGTTCTGAGTTGTAAGGTGCATCGTAAAACTCTTTCGTATATAGTTTCTTGTTGTCCCGCTTCTGGAATTTCACCGCATCGGCCCCGCAAGCCCTGGCCTTCTCAATCATCAGGGTTGCTGTGTCAACATCACCCCCGTGGTTATGGCCTATTTCGGCAATTACATAGGCTGGTGAATCCTGGGTGATCTCCGTGCCGTTAAGATTTATTTTTCTCATTTCCCCTCCTAAATAATAGTTAAACCTCGTTTATCATACGGATTTTCTTCCTCTGGGTCTTCCGGTTCTGCCCTGGTGAAGGATAAAAGCGTTGCGGCAATGCCATCAATCTTGTTTTGCGGTAGCTTCTTATCCTTTCGTGGGAAGATATTCCCCTTCGCATCCTCATGTGCAACGGCATTTGAGGCCATCCAATAGTAAACCGGGTTCCCATCCCAGTGAAAACGCTTGTCAAAATAGATCGCCTCGAACTGACGGGCCGCCCCTGACCATACCTGAGTACTGCCAGCCGGGACAGCAACCACCTCCATGCCCTCGTTAATCATATGTGCTGCAAACTGTTGTGAGTGCCACGGGTCAATCACCACCTCCTTTATTTCCATCTGCTCTCTGACTTTCCTTAAGTCTTCCTCGATAATATCATAATCTATAATGTTCCCAGGGGTAGAAATCAAGTGCCCTTGGTCTACCCACCCTGAATAGGAAGCATTTTTGCTCTCTTGAATGGTTGTTTCGGGCAGATAGAACCTATTAAATAAATAATATTGTCTTAACCCCCGCTCGTCAATCTGCCTGAACAGGAATATCATTGCCGCAATGTCCCACTTCTCCGCAAAATCTATGCCAACCCAAAGCTCGGACCCTGCGAAATCCTCCATTTTCATATCAAGATCTATGCCACGCTTAAGTTTTTCCAGGTTGATCCATTGGGAATCAGCCCCAGCCCAAACATTCAGCCTTAATTTTTTAAATGTGTTTGCCGCTGATGGTGTGTTGATTGCTTTCTTGGCTAACCTTTTGATATCATCAGGGTAAACAGAAACGTCCCAGTTAGGATTTGCTTTTTGCCACACGCCTGGATCAGTCCATTCATCCTCTTCATCAACCGTGTAAATGATCCCGAAATAGGTTTCATCTTCAATCACACCTTCAAGTATTTTAGTAACATAGTTCCTCTGTTCATAACAAATCCCTGCGGTGTCCGTCCCTGCGGTAGTCACGATAAACATTAAAGGTTGAGAACGTGCGCCCATCCCTGTTTCCATGACATCATAGATCCCCCTCGTCTTGTGGGCATGAAGTTCATCTATCAAGGGGCAATGAGGATTGAGGCCGTCAAGGGTGTTGGAATCAGCGGCCAGGGCTTTGAAAATATTAGCATCTCTTTCAATATATAAGGCATGTGCGCCAACACCTATTTCAAATTTATTTCTAAACCCAGAATCAGAATTGTTTTTCTTTGTCATCTGCTTTGCCACACCAAAAATTATATTAGCTTGGTCTTTTGTTGTGGCGGCTGAATAAACTTCTGCCCCCGGCTCACCATCTAAAGCCAACATATATATACCAACGCCAGCGGCTATGGTTGACTTGGCATTTTTTCTCGGGACCTCTTCATATGCTACTCTGTATCGCCTCAAGCCATCATTTTTATTTACCCATCCAAAGGTGGTGGTTAAAACAAAACACTGCCACCCCTCAAGATCAATAGTGCTGCCAGCCCATTTACCTTTCACATGAGGCAGTCTGGATATAAATTTACATACCCGTTCAGCCGCTTCCTTGTCGAAACGATAGGGCCAGTCCTTATCCTTGACCAGTGCAAGGTCTTTGGTCTGCCGCTCACAGGCCAGCTTTACCCACTTGCAAGCGTCTATCTTGCCAGACGCTATGTCTTTGCGGTACTGGTTTGCTTTATTGACATGGGGGGATGGCATTAATGGACCGTGTCCCCCTGTTTTTTAACCTGTTCCATCAGCATATCAAACACATCATTATTAATCATAAAGTAAAGGGTGTGGAATAGGGCCTCGGCTTTGTCCTTGTCCCCATCAGCGATTGACGAAGAAAACACGAAGGCAGCTGATGTAGCCAACAATTTAGCAATGCTTTTATTTCCCTCTACTTCTTTGTTTTCCCTAACCATCAGAATAAAATATTCTGACATTTTCCTTGCCAATTCAAAATCTTTATCACTTAAAAGTGCCATCTTAAAAATCCCTCCTATGTTTTGATTGGTTGGCGTTATTGACGTGGGGTGTTTTCATTTAATCTTGATTGTTGGCTTTATTGAATTCCAATTTTCTTTTGCTTGCTTGTGTTTTTCTCTTCTTATTTTAGACTCCTTCTCTTCTTCAACTATTGTCTGAACAAAACAAACGTAATTTTGTATATCATGTGGTAATTCATCCTCTGTGTGATTTTTAAGGAATTTATCAATGGCATCCCAACATTCCTGATGATATTCCACTGGTTTATTACAACTCTGCCCTTCACCGTCAGACACATAAAATGATTTTTTTGTAATTTTTCCGCTTGTTAGCCCGCAGAAGCAGCACTTCATTATTTTTTCTGGCCACACCATCTCTTTTGACTTAGATTTAATTGGCTTAGACGTTCTTTCTGTAGACAAAAAACTTAAGATCATCAGTAAAGATAACACAACGATCAAAATAACAACAAAATAAATCATCTTAAAAATCCCCCCATTTATTTAATTAAAGTGTTGCCATCTCCCACCGATATTCACAGCGATTGCATATAACAATAAATCGACCCTCATTATAATCATTAGAATCCATCACCGTTACATCAATCAAATTTCCTTGTGCGTTTTGAATCAGTGTTGGTGGGGTGTAGTTAATATCACAAACCTGACCACCACACTTTCTGCAAACAAGTCTTTCTACAAAAGCATCCATTTAAAAATCCCCCCATTTATCATCTTTTGGTTTCTTTGGATTAAGCCGCTTCACCCTCTCACGGCTGGCTGGTGTCAAGCCGAACTCTGCAAATAGTTTTAAGAGTCTGTCCTGGACCTTGGCAGACATTCTAAAGAAAGGCGTGGTTCTCATGATCCCCATATTGTCTTTAGCAAACATGCCATGCTTTTTTTGAAGCTCAGTCAGTTCAATCCATTCCCCCACATTATGACAGAGGACGGTAAAGGCCATGAGGTCATGAACAGATAGAATGCCAGCGTCAGAAATAATTTGGAATACACCATCCCAATGTTTCTTGGCGAGATCAGACAAAAACTCTGGTGGATCTGCTACGGTCAAGAGAGGGGCATCAGGCAAGTCGGCCTCACGCTTTGCGAGGTTGCGTTTACCTGGGTTCCCTTTGCGTTTCAGCGTTTCGGTTGGTGTTTTTTTCCTGCCTCTGGCCATGATTATAAAAAAGCTCCAATTTTGCGGTCGTTTAAATTGAGT